ACTCGTCGGGGGCGTCTTACCGAAGATTTGCCCGAAATAGTCAACGCCCTGAGTCGTATCGTAGTAGACCTCCCCGAGCACCGTCCGGCACGCGCTCGCCACGTCTTGCGCGAGGGCATAAGGCGGGGCTGCAACTGCGATATTGCCGAACGCATCTAGGGTCAAATCCCAAAGGTCCACGTCGAGCAAGAGTGTTGAGAACGGTGCCGCCATGTCATACGCCCCATTTCGCGAATAAGTAGTTTTCCACGTTGGTAATTTCCGTGGGGCTCAAAACTCTATTGTAAACGATAATGGCCGCAATTGATGCCCCGAGCGTACTGCCGAATTGGTCGTCGCCTATGGTGTTCATGGCGGACGTTGCACCTACGCCGGTCGTGCCTGTGCCGCTGTTCGCGGCGGCGCGTCCTTGCCGGAATGCAAACGCGCCTGTCGTGGCGTTGTAAGTCACGTTCATTTGAAAGAACGTGTTGAGTACCCACGCGGTCGTACACGTGCCGATTACGGCAACGCCCTCGTTGACGAACGAGACAAATTGATTACCTGTTGCGGCCGATAGATACAGCGCGGGGTTGTTGCTCGATTGACCTACGACAAGAGCTTGCGCCCCCGTTTTTGTGTTGTTCAATCCTCGCCCGACGAAAAAATAAGTACAGCCGCCGGTCAACCAAAAACCCGGTTGCATGAGGTACGCGCCCGTTGACGTAGTCCATTCCAAAACATTCAAACCGTTCAATTGCGTGCTGTCTATAACCGCAGGCGCATTCGCTATCGTTGGGTATGCTGCAACGCCGCCAATCCAAGGCGTTTTTTCTTGTAGACGATTTACTAAGGCGCCTGCCGCGCCTAAGATATTGTCAGTTTCAATCCACATGACAAGGTCGGGAATCGTGCCGGGCAATGATGTACCGCCGCCGCCCGAGCCATTCGACGCCGCTGTCAGTCGGCCCTGTGCATCAACAGTTATGTTTGAATTCGTGTAGCTGCCAGGTGTTACCGCGGTATTCGCGAGTGCAACCGTGCTGCCGCTCGCATGCAACGGGCCGCCGGTCAATCCTGTGCCCGTCGCTATCGAAATTGATTGCAAGGCCGTCACAGCAAGCGCAAGGGCCGCATAGGTCGTTGAGGACAAATCTACCGTCAAAGTACCCGCCGTCGTAATCGGCCCCCCGCCGACAACCACGCCCACGCCGGCAGTCGAAATGCCGACCGACGTTACCGAACCGCCGCCGCCCCCGGTTCCGTTGGCGACCGCCGTAATAATGCCCTGAGCATTGACGGTCAGATTTGCACTCGTGTAAGTGCCCGGTATTGCCGGCGAGACCGCGAGCACCGAATCGGGCAAGCTCCCGGCCGGGAAGGATATCGAACCGCCTGACGACACATTGAGGTCGGGCGTCGTGATCGTAGCCGCGTCGATCGCGGCGGCGTCGACGGTCGCCATTGTGGCCGTACCCGTAACCTCAAGCGTCGTGTCGAGTGTGGTCGCGCCCGTGACTTGCAAGGTTCCATCGTTCGTCGTCGCGCCGTCGAGAGTGATCGCGGGGGCTTGTAGCGTGACCGAGGTCGGCGACAGCGCTTTGATTCCGCCCGAGGACATTTGAATATACTGCGTCGGCGTTCCGTTCAGCATACCCGAGACATAGATCGCGTCGGCCCAATCGAATGTTCTGTTGCTGCTAGGGTTCGCCTGACCGCGCGAATTCTTGACGCTGGTAATGTCGCGCGAGGCGAATGCCGCCATGCCGATATCATCGACATCGGGATCGAGAATGAACGCGCTGTTGCCGCCTTGCGCGCGATTGAAAGGCACGTCATAAATGATATCGTGAATGACGGGCGTCCCGCCGCCGGTCATCAAATTTACGATCACCTGAACGTCGACGGTCCCGGTAGGTCCGACGCCGCCGCCATGCACGGCCACGACCTTGACCACGCTGACGGTTTGCATATTCGCAAGCGCGGCAGCAATGATAAAATCCATCGCGTTATAGTCGCTCGTATCCGAGGACGCATTCGATTGACCAAAGGCCGGACCGCTCATGTTGCTACCGCCGGGGCGTTAGGGGGGTAGAGGATCATATCCGAAAACCATGCACCGTCCGGCTTCAATGCTTCAAGCGTGTTCGTGATCGCGGTCACGAGCCAATCGCCGTTAGCCAAAGAATTGAGCGTCGTCGGTACGCCCGTATCGATCACCACATCGCTACCCTGAATCGTAATCGGGCTCTTGACATGGAACACAGGATTGTAGAGCGAACGCACGGCAAGGAATCCGTTCGCTTGCGGCGTCGGGTAACCCTGCAATCCCGAGGTCGGGCTGAGAATGAACGGCGTCGTGCTGTCGGACTGACCCTTGGGCGTCACCGTCACGACGAGGCCGTCAGTGCTGAAAACCGGATCGATATTGAACGCCTTGCAAACCTGTCGAAGCTGTACCGCGCTCGCTTGCGGGTAGTAGGTCGCGCCGCTCGTCACCGTGGTTACGCCATTGTTGATAGGCGTAATTCCCATCTTTGCGGCAATGACCGAGATGATATCGAACACGGCCGTACTGCCGGGAAAGCTCGACGGCGTCGCAGGGTTCACTAGGTCGTAGCTTTTCGACATAGAGGTCACGACGAGCGGCACGTCGGGCATACCGGCATAGTCGGGCGCGGCCGTCAGGATATTTCCCGCGAAGGCCGCCGCCCATCCGTTCCCGCTGTTCGCCTCGACAAGCACCGTATTCGGCAACCATCCCGTTTTGCCAGAACTTACGACTTGCACCGCGAGCGCGTTCATATCGGCTTGATTCATGCCGTATATTTTGAGCGTCATTTCCGGGAACGACGGGAAGCCCGCGCCCTTGATGATCGCGGACATGCGCAGATTCGTCAGTTGCAAATTGTTGCCGAGCACGGCTCCATTCGCGCCCACGAACACGGCGTTGCTGTTCGTCAGAGTGAACGTGACGCGCAGTTGTTTTGCAGTGAAGCTAGAGAGCGGCAAGGTCCGACGCCTCTAAATACAACAGCAAAAATTGAGTCCCGAGACCCGTGTAATACGGCGGCGATCCGTTGAACGTCGGCGGCCCCGAGCCTTGCGTGTCGAGGAACATAAAATCGCCTACGACGCCGAGGTAGTTTCGATCGAGCAAAAGCCGCGTCCGATCGAGACATCGAACCGTGTTCAGTATCGGCGTGCCATTGACGATCAAATCGAAAAACAATCCGGCCGCGACGCCGTACTCGTCGACGATGGGCTGTTTTTGGTAGACGGCTATCTGACAGCTTTGCCCCGCGAGGACCACGGTAAACGTCTGCGAGGGAACGGCGCTCAATTGAATTTGCTTCATGTGGTTAACTCGACGCGACGGGCGGCGTGACCGCAGCTATAGCGGCAGACTGTACGGCCGTGGTCGGCGTCTGCGGGTTGTTCTGTCCGCTGTTGATTGGCGGCGTTGCGCTAGGCACAGACGAATTCGCGGTCGACGGCGTGCCGGCCGTGGTCGTGCTGTACTGTTGCTCGACCTCAGAGATTTGGACAAAGAACAATTCAACGTCGAAATAGTTCGCGTTCGCCGCGCCGCGCCGCGAGAGTTCCGGCCGCGTCACGTTGCACGACAGATAGGTTTTTTCTGGCGTTATGATTTTGTACAGATTGAGAGACGCCGCGACCGCGTCGATTTCCGCGAGGAAGGCATTACGCTCGGATAGCGAACCGCCCTTCGTGAGCACGATCGAGCACTCGAACGGAAGGGCGACTTTGTTGTAGCTCGCGAAGGCGCCGCGCTGCACCTGATAGTTAGAGACCCGGTACTCTTGCCGCCATCCGAAGTCCTGAACGCTGTCGGCGTTGATGACTAGATTGTTGTTCGCGTCGAACACGCCCCACACGGGCGCGGCCTGAGTCGCTTGCCACAATACGCCCGGCTCGGCCGCGAACCCGAGGGCCGGCGGCGCCAGCGCTTGGAACAATAGCGACCGGGCAAGCTGAGGCACGCCCGGCAGATTGGGCACGTTCGGAAACGGCGGCAACGGAACCGTGATATTGATCCCGAGCCCGGCGCCAGCGCCCGCAGTTATGACGCTCATTGTTGCCCCGCATTCGCTTGCGCGACGCTGATCTTACGTTGCAAGGCGTCGCCCGTGGCATTGGCGACTTGTGCGCCGTCCGCATTCGGGGAATTGACCTCGATCTTTCCTACCGTTACGGTCGTCGTATTCGACGCCCCTGCGGCCGGCGCACTGCTACCCGCCCGATTTACAAGGCCGGGCGTTGCGCCTGACTGCGGGCCGCGCATTGCGGAATTCGGTAGGCCGCTTTCGACCACGGTCATAGCGTTCATGAGGGCCGGAATATCGGCCGCTGTAAGCTTCTCGTTCGCGCCCTTGCCGGTCAGCGCCGACGCGCGCGTGATATAGGCCGCCAGCGCGTAAGGATCCTTTTTGCCGTCCGTACCCTCGTACCGCGTGATGATCGAATTTATGGTCTCGAACCCCTTGCCCATCTTTGCCTCAAGGTCCGCGCGCATGGCGGCCTGACCCTCGGCAAGTGTGGCGAACACACGGAATTTCCCGTTGCGGTCCTCAAGATTGCCGGGATTGTTGTTCCGCGCCGCGAGGCTCCCGGCCTTCGGGGCGACGAGGTCGTCAGCGATGCGCGAGCGGTCGATCGTGCCGCGCGCGGAGCCGCCCCCGCCGCCGTTCGACGATCCGCCGAACCAATAATCGATAGCCTGACTGACGAGGTTCGCTTGACCCTTGTAAATCTTGATCGCGTAATCTTCGTACAGTTTGCCCACATCAAGAATTGCGTTCCCGGCCGACTGGTTCGCGCCCATGACATCGCCGCTAGCGAGCTTCGTCACGGCGTCGAGCGTGTCATTGATCGCGGGCTTGAGAGTGTCGCGAGCGGCCGTACCAGCCTTGCCGATAGCGTCCGTCATCTCGCGCCATTTCTCGACCATGTCCTCGGAATCTTTGACGTTCTGATTGTTGATCCGATTGAACTCGCGAGCCTTCGCTAGCTGACTGTCCTGTAGGGCTTGCTCCTCAAGCATACGATTTATCACGCCGTCGGCGATCCCCGCTTGCGAGAACATCGCGGCGCGCTCGGCGTTCGACATGTTGCGCGTTTTCTTTGAGAGGTCGTCGAGGATTGCGCCCATGTCGCGAAGCTTGCCGTTGCGGTCCTCGTAGTTGACGCCCTTCTGTTGGAGCAATTGCAGCAACGGCCCAATCTCGCCGCGCAAGTCCTTGAACGTCTTTTCTTGAGCGAGCTTCGCGAACGTGGATATCACATCCTCGGTTTTGCCGCCGGCATACTCGACGGCCTTGCCGTAGATGTTCAGCGCATCAGCGCCTATGCCGAGCTTCGTCGCGGTGCGGCCTAGCGATGCCTCGTTCGTGGTCAAGCCGGCGAAAAACTTCGTGAGCCCGGCGGCGGACTCGAACCCGAGGAAGGTCGCCGCGAGCGTGCGGCCTAGCGTCGCGACGGAGCCGGTAATGTCATCGGTCCGCTTCTTGCGATCGAGGGCGTTTTGTTTCTCGACACGGGCGCGCTCGCGCTCCTCCTTGTCGTTCTTTTTGTTGACGCGGTCGCGCTTTGCAGTGCCCTCCGCATCGATCGAGTCCACATCCCGCCAGCTACGCTTGTAGTCGGTCGTATCGAGTTCAAGCTGTACGACGAGGGCGTCTATTACGGTCGGCATTTACGGAGCCTTGTCTATCTCGCGTCGGTTGTGGGAGTCGACGCCGATAACCTCGGCTAAGTCAAAGCAATCGCGAACGCCGTAGACCGACTGCAATTCATGCAGCGTCGCCATACCAGACGACACTATCATACCAATCATTGGCGGCAAGTTCACGTAATTTATAAGGCCGCGAGGCCGGGCCGTAAATAGCCCTATTCCGTAGTCGGGATGCTCGCGGCCACGGTAAAACCCGTGTGCAGTTTGAACAGCGCTTTGTGCAGAATGAAAAACGTCTTAATTTCCTCAACCACACAGTTAGGGCCGGCGGCGATCGGCTGCGTAGGGTGCTTCGGGTCGTGCTGGTACTGAGCTTGTGCAAGCATCTCAGCGAGCAACGGCCGCAATTCTGAATAGGAGGCGTCTAGCAAGGCGGTCGCGGCGAAGGGAGCCAGTGCCGCCCATCCGGCGCCTAAAGCCCCTGGCGGCAGTTGTACGCCGCTGGCGGCTACCGCTAGGAGCGCTCGCAGCGCCCAATCTTGCCC